GACTTCATGCCAGTTCCAACTGATTGGTTAACTGCTACAGAGAATGCTGCAGTTAGAGATAATGCTGTTGATGGTGGAATCAAAATTGTAACTGTCACTAATAAGGGTGTTGGTCTTGGAACTGCCAACAGTGTTTATACTTCTGTTCCCATCAGAGGTGATGGAACTGGTGCAGAATGTACGATTGTTATTGATGCAAATCAACAAGTAAGTTCTGTAACTATTTCTAACCAAGGATCTGGATATACATATGGAAATGTAGATTTAGTTGCTGGTGGAGTTCCAACAGGAACTACAAGACCAACTTTTGATGTTATTATTCCACCTCAAGGTGGACATGGTGCAGACATTTATAGAGAGTTGGGTGCATATAATGTTCTTCTCTATTCTAGAATTGAAAATGATAGTACAAATCCAGACTTTATAACAGGAAATCAAATTGCAAGAGTTGGTGTTGTTGAAAATCCTCAGCAGTTTGGATCAACAACTCTGCTCTCAGCAGATAAAGCAAGTGCTCTCAGTGCTTTAAAGTTAGTTGGCACTGGATACAGCACTGCAACTTTCTCTGGAGACTCTTACTTCACACAAACAGTATCAACTGGCACCACAGCAGTTGGAAGAGTTGTAAGTTATGATCAAAATACTGGTGTTCTGAAGTTCTGGCAAGATAGGTCACTTGCAGGATTTAATACTGTAGGAACAGCACAAACTCAACCTACTTATGGATTTGATCTTACTGAGTTTACTTCTTCTCCAGGAACTGGTGGATCTTTAGTTATATCTCCAACAACTGGTCAAGATCTATCAATTGATACTGCTTTTTCAGGTATAACTACCGTAATAAATAATCGTACATATTATCTTGGTCAAACTTTTGCTAGCGGTATTGCCAATCCTGAAGTTAAAGCACATTCTGGTAGTATCATTTACGTTGATAATAGACCGTCTATAACACGGTCATCGAATCAAAAGGAAGACATAAAAGTTATCTTGCAGTTCTAAAGAATTATGCCACAACAGACGAACCTCAACGTAGCACCATATTTTGACGATTTTGATGCAACGAACGATTATCATAAGGTATTATTCAAGCCAGGATTTCCTGTTCAGGCTAGAGAGTTAACAACTCTTCAATCAATACTGCAAAATCAAATTGAAAAATTTGGACAACACTTCTTCAAGGAAGGATCTAAAGTAATTCCAGGAAACACTGGATATAGTCAGGTATATTATTGTGTTCAGTTAGAAAATACTTTTCAAGGTGTTCCCGTTGCTGCATATGCAGATCAATTAATAGGAACAAAGATAACAGGACAAACTTCTGGAGTAACTGCATTTGTTGACAGTGTTTTGCTTCCAGAAGACTCCGAAAGGGGTAATCTAACCTTATACATTAATTACTTAACCTCTAGTACAACTAATAACTCCACACAAATTTTTAGTGATGGAGAAGTATTAACCTGTAATGAGTCTTTATCATCAGGTTTACTTGGAAATTCTACCATATCTCCAGGAACTCCTCTTGCATCAACACTGTCACAAGCTGCAGCAGCAACTGGATCTTCATTTCAAATTGAAAGTGGAATTTACTTTATAAGAGGAAACTTTATAAATGTAAATAAAGAGACTTTAATCCTAGATCAATATTCAAATTTACCAAATTACAGAATTGGTTTATTGATTGATGAGAGTATTGTCACTGCGGACATTGATGAAGAGTTAAATGATAATTCTCAGGGATTTAATAACTATGCTGCGCCTGGAGCAGATAGATTAAGAATTAGTGTAAGACTTCATAAAAAAGCACTTGATGATTTTAATGATGACAATTTTATTTTACTTGCGACAGTTATTAACGGAGTCCTCCAGATAAACAGGAGAAAAGGTGTTGCTGGTGGTGGAGTTGGATTCAGTGATTTAACAGATGTTCTTGCTAGAAGAACATTTGATGAATCTGGTCA